AAAATTTTTGGCATTTTACTTTCTCCTTTATTAACAGTATGAATTGAAATATATTTCTTGCATATCTGCTTTTTCGTTAGAAACAAATAATTCAAATTCATCTTCTAAAATACTATTAATTTGCTCAACATCCATTTTCGTTATTTTAGTTAATTTTAATTTCTTTGATAAAGGCAATTCTGATTTAAATATATCTTCTTCATATTCTTCTAATAATATATTCTTTAATATTAATTTCGAAATCATTAACTCATAATCTTCGCTTATATTTTTAGCAATATCAGTATAAAAATCTTTCTCTGTAGCGTATTTATATTTTTCTTGATTATATAAATGCGATGCTGGAAATATTGTATTTAAGTTTATCATTTTATTTACTCCCTTGTTTTTTATTATGTTTGTATAATACCCTATTTTCGGGTACTATACACATTGATATTTTATGTTGTATTTTTATTTTATATTGACATTGTATTTTTAATATTGTTATTGTTTATGTAGCTATAAGAAAGTTTATACGTATTTCTAGAGTACGTATAATTAAAGAACTTATGTTTACACTAAAAAAAGAGGTTTTATGTCTCAAGTTCAAAAAAATGCGATGATAGCGGCACTAGAAACTACCTTAGGAGTAGTTACTCAAGCTTGTGAAATTATAGGTATCACACGACAAGCTCATTATAAGTGGATTCGTGAAGATGAAGAGTATAAAAAACGTGTTGAAGATATCGAGAATGTAGCTATTGATTTCGCTGAAACTGAGTTGCATAAACAAATAAAATCCGGAAATTCTACATCAACAATATTTTTTCTAAAAACTAAGGCTAAAAATCGCGGATATGTTGAAAAAGTTGAATTAGATAGTAATGTTAATATTAATCAAGTTGAATTAAATTCAAAATTAAATGAGTCTATAAATAATTTAGCTCAGAAATTAATTGATGAATAATATTCTGAATGAATATTGAAGAAATCAAAAAAAACTTAGCTAATCTTCCACATGAGAATCAAATAGCGGTACTTTCTAGGCTCGAATGGCTTTCTACTGCACGAAAAAATCAAATACCTAAAAACAACAATAATTCGGTAAATCTTTGGTTAGCTGGAAGAGGATTCGGAAAAACGAGGACGGCTGTCGAAGATTTGTGGTGGGATTGTTGGACTAATGAAAAAATACGTTATGGCGTTGTTTGTGCGACTGCTAATGATACTAGAAAAACAGCGTTTGATGGGGAATCGGGTATTATAGCTAGATGTCCGCCTGAAATTATCGAGTATTATAATAAATCACTATTAGAAATAAAGTTAATAAACGGATCAATAATTCAAGGTTTTACAGCTGATGAACCTTCAAGATTAAGGGGTGCGCAATTTCATAGAGCTTGGATTGATGAATTAGCTACTTGGCGTTATCAGCGTGAAGCGTGGGATATGTTAATGTTTTGTTTACGTTTAGGTGAACAGACAAAGTTGAATATAACAACTACGCCTCAGCCAACATCTTTAATTAAAGAGCTTCTAAAACGAGATGACGTAAATATCTATAAGGGGTCTACGTTTGACAATAAAGAAAATTTGAGTAAACAACAATTAGATATATTAATTGATCGTTACGAGAACACAAGAATCGGTAGACAAGAGTTATATGCAGAAATTTTAGAAGATATTGAAGGTGCCCTATGGTCGTATGAAATGCTTGATCGAGCGAGAAAATATAGAAAAATTAGTGATTATAAACGAGTTGTTATAGCTATTGATCCAGCGGTTTCAAATAATAAAAACAGTGATGAAACGGGCATTGTTGTATGCGCTAAAGACACGCTTGACAATTATATTATTTTAGATGACAAAAGCGGAACATATAGCCCGGGCGAGTGGGCGAATGTAGCAATTAATTTGTATAGAAAATATAATGCTGACGTAATAATAGGCGAGGTAAATAATGGTGGCGATTTAATAGAATCGAATATCAGGAATATTGACAATAATGTTAATTTTAAACAAGTTAGAGCTACAAGGGGGAAGATAATTCGGGCTGAGCCTATTTCTGCATTATATGAGCAGAATAAAGTTTTTCATATGGCTAGATTTTCAGAATTAGAAGAGCAAATGACGAGTTTTACAGGCGATAGTAAACAATCAAGCCCGGATAGATTAGATGCTCTTGTTTGGGGTTTAACACATTTATCTGAAAAAAATACTGAAATATTTGTTAGTATGTTATAAAATAGAAAAAAATATGGAGAAATACATTGTTTAATAAATTATTTTCTTTTGAGAAGAAGTCAAAAACAAGAGCTATAAAAAACTCAGGTCTTTTAAGTTTTAACAATTATGATTTTAAAGATTATAAAATAAAAGATTATCAAGAAGATGGTTATGAAAAAAACGTTATTGTTTTTAGATGCGTTAAGTTAATAGCTGAAAATCTATCTAAAATTAATTTTCAATTATTTAAAAATGGTGAATTGATTGATAAACACCCGATTTTAGATTTGTTGAAAAACCCAAACCCATATCAATCAAAAAAAGAATTTATTCAGGATGTTATTTCCCAGAAATTAATTACTGGGAATGCATATATAGAATCAGTTTACAATGACTCTTCAAATGAGTATCAAGAAAAACCACCATTATTTTTATATTCAGTCAACCCTTATTTTGTAACTGTAAAACCAGGTAAAGACGGATTGCCGGCCTCATATATTTTCGGTTTAAATGAGAATAAAACTATATTTAATGTTAATTTAAATGGTAAATCGAATATTCTTCACTTAAAAGAATTTTCACCGACAAATGAACTACTTGGAACAAGCCCGTTAAAAGCGTGTGCGCCTGATGTTGATATAATTTCAGAGGGTAAGAAATGGAATTATAATATTATTAAAAACGGCGGGAAAGTCTCAGGAGTGCTTGAAGCTGAACAAGAATTAAGCGCCTCGCAATACCAGCAACTAAAAAAATTTAAGGACTCTATTTTAGGAGGGAATAATACAGGTGGAATACCAATTTTAGGTGGTGGAGTTAAATTTACACCAATTGGGCTTAGCCCGAGTGATTTAGATTTTATTAATGGGATTAAGGCAAGCAGTCAAATGATCGCATTTGCATATGGGGTTCCTTACGATTTAGTTAATACTGATCAGGCAAAGTATGAAAATTTAGAAAAAGCATACGAATTGTTATGGGATCAGGCTATCGAACCGAATTTAATTCACTTATTAGACGAGCTTAATAATTGGCTAGTTCCTCGGTATGGGGATGATTTATTACTTAGTTATGACAAAAATAATGTAGGAGCTATACAGTTAAAAAATAATAGAAAAATAACTGCTCTTGAATCTGTTAGCTTTATGACGATAAACGAAAAACGTAAATCGATCGGTTTAGAGCCCATTGAAGGGGGAGATCAATTATTAACTGAATTAAATAAAATACCTTTATCTGAAATTGGTTTAAATATTGATAATAACGTAGAAAATAAATCAGATTATATTTTATCACTACAAAAAAAGGGGTATGAAAAAAAACAGGCTGAGAAAATGGCAGGTTTGATATATGACGATATCGAAGAGTAAGCGACAAAGGCAATTAGAGCAAAGAAGGTTTTTACGCTTAATTGATATTATTTCAACAAAGTATACAATATCTTTTAAACGAGAAATACAGAAAACAATGAATAAACTAGCTGATAGTTATAATTTAAATAATTACATTAGTGAGTCAATTTTATTAGATCATAAAAAATCACTACAAAAAATATTAATGAGATTATATAGCGATTCTATTGAGTCTATTAGTGAAAAACAGTTCAATTCTATCAAAAAATCAAGAAATATAATATATGAAAAAAAAGACGCTTTACAAGATTTTGAAGAACTTTCTATAGATTATATACTGAAAAAAGGTGCTGATTTAAGTGTACAGTTAACAGATACTACAAGAAAAGATGTTCAAAATATTATTGCTGAGGGTATTAAAGATAATTTGTCAAGTAAAGAAATAGCAAAATTCATTAAAGAAAAGGCTGGCATATCAAGAAGTAGAGCTGAATTAATCAGCAGAACAGAAGTACATTCGTCGGCTAACTGGGCAAGTATTGAAAGTACGCAATCAATATCAAATGAGTTAAATATTGAATTTAAAAAAGTTTGGAACACTACAGAAGATGAGCGAACACGTTCTAGTCATCGGAAAGCTGATGGGCAAAAAGTTGATATGGATGAAAGTTTTTTGGTAAATGATGAGAAATTAATGTATCCAGGGGATAGTAGTGGGAGTGCATCAAATGTTATTAACTGCAGGTGCTTTTTAACATATGAATAAATATATAAAGGCTTTATCAGATATAGACACGATACCCCCAAAAAGTGCTCAGAATAATGCTTTGCGTGGGTTAGAATTGCGTAAAAAATGGGGTAGGGGAGGTACTGATGTAGGTGTCGCAAGAGCTAGAGATTTGTCAAATGGCAAGTCATTAAGTGAGTCAACTATAAAAAGAATGGCATCATTTAATAGACATAGAAAAAATTATCAACCGGAAAAACGAGAGGTTGACGGTGGTCAGACTGCTGGAACAATAGCCTGGTTGCTATGGGGTGGTACAAGCGGTATCGACTGGGCAATAAAAAAATCAAAAGAATTTAGAGAGGAACGAAACCGGATGAGTGAGAAAAAAGAGTTTAAGAATTTTGGGTTAAATATTGAAGTAAAGCAAGATAGTGAAGAAATGACATTTAAAG